ACATTTTGTGTAGAACCTTGTATTCTCATTACTTCTTGATAGTCGCCACCACCATCACTATCGTCAACTCTAAAAATCCAATCTTTATCTGCTGCTACTTGGTCAAAGAAAAAATGATTTGTTTGATTAAATAAAAATCCACCATAAGTGTCACTATGAAATAATTGAACATCTTCTCCACCCCCAGCCATATATGCTTGTCCATCTGCAATTTTTAAATGTCCTGTTGAGGTTAATGTGCCAGTTAATGCTAATACACTTCCATTAAAAGTAAGATTAGCTTCTCCATTCATAGCATCTGTACCAGTAGCAGTTAATACTCTGTTATCTGCTCCATTAGACATAAAGTCAGATACATCTACTGATAAAGAAACATCTCCAGATGAGCCACCCCCATCTAAACCAGTACCAGCAGTTACTGCAGTTATATCTCCAACTTCTCCACTTAGATCGACAATATCTCCATTGTCGTTAATGTATAATTTGTTTGCACTTCTATCGAATGCAAGTTCTCTATCTACGATATTACTGGTAGTAGGTGTACCACTACCAGCCTTAATCTTAATAGTATTTGCCATGAACTGCTCCTAACTGTTAATAAGTTCCACCATCAAAAGTAGTGTTTGTAAATCCACCAGTAATAGTTGCCGAGCTTGAAACAGCAAGTGTACCAGTGACTTCTAATGGTTTATTTAATTCCCATTGTGTACCAGTATGATCGTAAATTAATGTAGCGTTTGCTCCATCAACTGTAAGACCTGCTCCATCTGCTGCTGCAGAATTTGCTGCACCCTTAGCAACTGTAATATTGATGTCATCAACATCTAATGTAGTAGAATTAACAGTAGTAGTGGATCCATTAACTGTAAGATTTCCTCCAACAACTAAATTTCCACCAGTAGTAACATTGTTTGGTAAACCGATAGTTACAGTACCCGCATTCTCTGCAACTTCTACCTCATTGGATGTACCAGCAAATGTTACTGTACCCCCAAGAGAAATAGCAGAGGTATTACTACCATCAGAAACTGTAATACTTGAATTTGCTAGTTTGGCATTGGCTATACTTCCTGCAAGTTCTGCATTTGATACACCACCATCTTTAATAGTTACTGCACCACTAGAAACTGCAAAGTTGTCGCCATGAAAACTTGCTACACCTTTTACAGATGTAGTTGCATTGACTCCGGCTAATGTTAAAGTATTGTCATCATTACCGCTACCTAATGTAGCAGATAAACCAGTAGATCCAGTAACAGTTAAGTCTGCTAATGAACTAACATGGAATGATTCAACTGTTCCATTAGAATTTATCTGTTTACCAACAAATAGCTTAGAACTACCATTATTAAATGCTAATTCCCCATAACCTAATCCACTTGGATTTGTTGTACTACTATATGTTGCACTTCTTTTGACTTTTAATGTATTAGCCATATTTTCTCCTAAACGAAAGTTCCCCCATCAAGGGTTTTATTACTTAGAGATTGACTTGAACTAACATCTACAATATCATCGCTCTGTGTACCACCTACAGTTTTATCATCTAACTGATTAATTTCTGAAGCAGTAGCAGACAAATTATTTAACTTAGTAAGGTCTGCTTGAGTAACACCGCTATCCTTTACCTTGGTAATATTGTTATCAATTTCAGTTCCGGTGTGTGCTGATGTATAGTTTGCCATATCTATTCAATAGCAAATAAGATGACACTAATCAATGTCTAATTCTTTATATAAATGTTTATCTGTCATTCTTTTGGATCCTCTACCTATATCATCTGACAGAATCATAGGTGTACCCATAAGTCGTTGTACCTTGCATTTTTTATCGTTTTGACATCTACACTCATCAAAGGTTGTGAGTTTTTCGTCTTTCATAGATTGTTGAACTTCGTAGATTTTACCTTGTTCACATTTGTAGTCGTATTTAGGCATATATTCTCCATAATAAGAGGGGGTAGATTACCCCCTCATATCATTAGTTAATCCATTATGGATTTGTGAAATTAACTACAGGACAAGCAGCACTACTTGCAGCGTGTGATAATACAGCTCCGAAAAGAACATCTGCAACCACTGAGGTTGAAAGATAATCGAGATCGTAAGAAGATTGTACACGAGGAGCAATTTGTTGTGCAAAGTAAACTGAGTTTCTGTTAAAAACAGTTGCAATTTCTTCGCCAGTGCCAGTTCCCTCACTCCAGTCAGTAGAAGCGTATACAGGCATACCATAAATCTGCATCAAGTTTCCACCTGAAATTGGATTTACTGCATCCCCTCTCTTCTGACTTTCTGTGAAGTCGCCGATTCCCATTAACTGCATATATACTTTAGGGGAAGCATACATAAATGTTTCTCCATCTGTATAGTCAAAGCCTTGATCAAGAAGTTTTTCAAGTCCTCCTCTTAGCTCTGCAGCTAATAAAATATTGTCTGTAGCTACTGCAGTGTCGTTACCAGTTGCACCTTGTAGAATATCTACCGCAAGATAGTTTTCAACTTTCTTTGCAAGTGCGTACCCCATACTACGAGCATAAGCATTAAATAGATCGGCAGATTCTTGAACCCTTACGATGTCTTCAATTCTTTTTGCTTCATAGTGATGTTGGTTTACTGCTAAATCCACTTTCCCATCAGTGTTGTTTGTGTATGTTACTGCAGTGTCTGCTGATTTAGAAGCAGCAGTTTCTTCAGTCACTTTTGGGATATTTAAAATGTCGCCACCGCCAGCAAGCATAGATGAGAAATCTAAAACTTGATTTCTTAACTGAAATTTTCTTTCGGCGTAGTCAAGAATTGCATCTCTCCACATTTCCGGAATAAAATTTGCTGCTGTTGTGATTGTTACATTACCATTAGCCATGTTATTACCTCATATTAATTATGATTTTTTTTGTTTGTAAGTTTCCACAATAGTTCCCCAGTTTTTTCGTCGATCGGATTGATTCATATCTTTCCAAGCGTCTTTTTCTAAAGCCATTTTTGTGGAAGTGCTTTCTTGTGTTGCAACTGGCTTTACATTATTTAAATCAACAAATTTTTGTAATTTAGTTAATGAAAGATCCTCTGCAATCACTTTTTGATCATCTGATAAACTCTCTAAAAGATTCGACCTAAATTCTTTTTGAAAACTATCAAACTCATCAGCTTTTGCCTTATATGTATCTCTTTCCTGAGAAAGGCTCTCTGAAAGCTCCTTGTATTTTTCTTGTTCTACAAGTTTTGCTTCATCAGTAGCTTTTATAGTTGCCCTAAGATCGTTAAGTTCTTCACGAAGTTTCGCTTTTTCTTGACGATGTTTTTTGGCTTCATATACAAGTTGCCCAATGTTGTCTGATGATGATGTTTCTTGAGTCGGCTCTGACTCTTTTTCTGTGACCATATTCTGGTCGAGTGTATTGTCTTGTGACATTTTAACCCCTTTATATTGTTATTGTAATCTTAAAATCTCTTTTTCTGCGTAATACTTTTTTTAAGTTACCACTTATATTCTTGTTTAAATCGTTTACAATTAAGTCGAATGTTTTAGTTGGTATCTGTTTTTTACCTTGTTCTAAGGCATATTGGTAGTTTTTACCTTTACTTAGTCCTACTGGCAAGTCCTCTAGTTTCAAATAAGAATCAAAGGCATAAGCTACCTTAGTCTTTGAAGTTACTCTACCCTCTGCCCTAAAACTTTTATACATAGATCCAGTATTAAAGAAGTCTGATCTAGCAGGTGCGCTAGGTCTTTTTCTTCTTTTTCTCGTCAAATAAGCATCTGATAACTTTGCTGTTCTCTTACCAAAAACATTTCTTTGACTAAATAATATATCTCTATGACTTTCTGCAGCTTTTTTTGCAGTTTCTTGATTTTGTTTTCTAGTTGGAAACATTTTATCGTACTTACTAGCCATTTTTCCTATCCTGGTAATACTCTTGTAGAGTTTTTATGTTTAAATTACGATTTTTTGATTTATACTTATCTTGTAAACCTTTAAATCGTTTTTTTGCTATATCTTGCTCATTATCTTCAATATTACTAGCTATTTCCCAATACCCCCTACAATTAGGACCACCACGATCTAAAAAAGCTCCTGGGAAACTAGCCTCTATTTCTTTTTTTGTCATTTTTCCATAAGAAACCATTTTTATACATAAATGTCTAGTCTTATCATCCAATGGATTAACAAATAAATATTCTGTATCTTCTGGCATACTATTTGACATAGTTTGTGTGACAAGATTAGCATAGTCTGCTATTTGAGTTTGAATAAAGGTTGTAACTGAACTAGTTCTTAAAAAATAGTTTCTTTCAATTAATTCTTTTATTTGAGTAGCCGAAAAACCACTTGCTAACCCCCTAATTACTTCTAATTTTACCTTTTCCCCTAAAGACAAAGTATAATTAGCTATTAATTGTTCGTGGGCAAAACGAAATGACTGTAATTGAAGTTCATTTACTGAACCATACAAAATTAAATCATCTAAGACTGAATCTATGCGGAACAAATATTGATTAATAGCGTTAGTCATTAATAAGTCTTGCAACCAATAATCTGCAATAATAACTCCACCTAATACAGTCAAAGGATCCAACTGCTCTTCTTCTACTTGTTTAGATTGCTCTATAAAAGTATCAATAGCAGTGTCATAAGATTCTACAAACTCTTCTTGAGCTTGTGTAATAGTATCTTGTATTGGCATTATGATTTCAGTCTATTAAGTAAAGGATTTTGTGGCTCTTGCTCTTCTACTTCATTGGCTTTTAGCAATTCCTCAATCTGATTATCACTCATATCTGGGTTATTATATTTGAACCAATTTTGTTTATTATCTAAACCTTGGTCAAACTTCCAAGTCCAGTAATTCACTTCTTCTTGTGGATCTAAATACATCTTAGGTTCTACAAAATCAACACTATAGTCACTATTTAAACTAATGTTCTTTTGTACCTCAATAATTCTTTTATCTATTTCATATCTTTTCTTTTCAAATACTCTATATGTGTCTTCAGTCGTAGCAATACGCTCTTCCATATTTTCAATCTCTTGAATACGAAGCGCACTACCACTAGGTGCATTACCATGTGAGTCTGCCCATTTAATTCTCAAATGATTATTGGACAGTGTTGCAGAAACATAGAATTTTATACCATCTATAATTTGACTAATAGAAGCGTTAGGTCCGGTAATACCGAAATTAGCCCCCTCCGGTAGATATAACAATTTATCTACACCTAGTTCAATTCTACTGGCATCATCCACTCCTGTAACATAACGAATACCTATTGCACCAAATCGTAGACATAGTGCTAGTTCAGTCATTGCTATAGAAGTGTGCAAGTCTGCAGAAACAACATCCGCTGCATTCGCAGAATAGAATTGTCCACGAAGCGGGGGATAGCGATGGGTGTATACTACTGGAACTATTCCATAAGGATTTAGATCTCCATCGTTGAATGATACTTTATTACCATCAATGATGCCAAAATGTCTACCCTGGTAACCAGGTCTATCTTCAGTCCATACAATCATCATATCTGACGATTCTTCTGCAGAATATCCATAACTAGGAACAAAATATGCTATTCCGAATGGTTTATCTTCATAAGGCAAGAACAATGGCTCGAAGTGTGTTAAATTTTCGTATTCTACTTTTTGTGTAGCTTCATCCCACCTTGATCTGAAAGCCATACAACCTAACAAATAGGTTAAAGATTCTAATTGTCTTCTTTTTGCATTTAAGTCATGAATATTTACATACTCATCATAACGATCATCAACATTCATAACCGGCGGTCTTTTATAAGTCATAGAACGAGCTTTAATAACTCTTCGTGTAAGATTTTGACTAAATACTGGAATCTGTGCTAATGTTTCAGTGCCAAAATAAGAACCAACATAGTCTTCTGTGTTTAATCCCTCATAAAAATCTAATAATTTATCAATCTCTTTATGTCTTTCAGTTTCTATATAACTAAACTGCTCTGAAAGAGCATTTATAATATTTTCTGTAGCTAAATCTTTCGTTATTACCATTGTATTGTTCCTGCCTTGTTCTGTTTAATAGGATAAAGGTTTACTATGAAGTACCTTAAAGTATCTGCATGGTGGTCATTTCTACCATCTTTTAAAGGCTCTTCTTTTAATCGTTGATCAGATTTTTTCTCTGGGTATCTGTAATTCTCAATACTTTCAATACTAGACTTACATCTCTCATCATAAAAAATATGTGGATCCCCATCTCCATCCTCAAACCAAGTTCTTACATGAGCTACCCCATTTGCAATATTCCTAGAAACTCTATCTCTTTTATACTGGACATTAATACCATGTCTTCTAAAAATTTCTATATCTCCAATACCACTTTGTGCTTGAACTCCACCCCCCGCAGGATCGCAGAAATATCTACGAACATCATAAGGCTTTTTAATAATCATCTTTGCTAAGTCCTCAGTCTTTATATTTTCTTCGTGACATATTTCATCTATTACATAAATAGTATCTAAATCATCCTCATTCTCTCCTTTGGCTACTTGAAACCAATTTACACAAGGCATTCTAAAACCAAAGTCAATAGAACAGTAAGTAGGTAAATCGGGATCATAGTCAAACCTACCAATATGAACTCTACGATCAAAATCGTATACTTTACCCGCAAAAGAAGTAAACTCTGCCCCAAACTCTTGAGCCAGTGTTTCTTTTGTAAGTGTTTTCTTAAGTTCATCTATACTATCTTTAAAATATGGAGATTGCCAAGATGGATGTTGCCAGGAGTCCCAATCTGCATAATCTTTAGACTGACCTCTTACATACAAGTCGTATAACCAATTATATCCTAATGGAGTAGTAGTCATTAGACACCATCCCCCCCTATCTGACAATGTAGGTCTTAAATATTGCTCCCATACTATTTGCTTTACCCTAGAAGCCTCATCTATAATCATCCAATCAAGCCCCTCCCCCACAAGTGAGTCTGGGTTATCACATGACTTAATCCATAATTCGCTATTTAGCCCTAATAATTTTAAATAATAAATTTGTCCAGATATTTCTTTTTTTGCAGCAATCGGAAGTTTGAGCTTTAACATCACATACTCTTTTATTAAACGAGCAACTTTATCACAAAGCTCATAATTTGGAGCAACCACCCACCCCCTAGTGTTGGGGGTAAGTAAGTATGGAAGTGCTTCGGCTGCAGCAGAAAAAGACTTTCCTGATCTACGCCCTTGTATATTTACACGAAATCTAGCATTAGAATTATGTACATCTAATTGATTTTGAGTAGGAACATACTCTATTAAGTTCCAGAGCTTCTCTTTATTCAGTATCTTTTTGAGCATCGCCTATTGGGTTATCTTCATATCCACATTCTTTTAAAATAGTTTCTAGGTTACCACTGAAATCAACTTCTTGTTTCTCAGATTGTCCTAAATACTGTTTTCCTAAAAATATTAATAATGCAGTGTTCCCTAACGATGCGTGTTTCCATTGAAGTTGTCTAAGTCTAATCTTCATTTGCTCTTTCCCGGATGCAAGTTCTGACTTATATTTTTTACGAATGGTAGATTCGTCACAACCAAAAAATTTAGCTATCTCAATTGTACTACAACCGAAACTAGCTAACATTTCTACTTTCTCTGGATTTATTTTTAAAACCTTTGGCATTTACTTTCTCTTTCTAGCAGTTTTAGCTGCTTTTCTGAATGCGGATGCAGTTGGTGCATATTTACTTTTTTTACTTCGCATTCTTTCCACTTTTTTAGCACCACTTGCTTTCTGTCTTTTGATTCTTTTTCTTTTCGCATGAATATTTGCGTATAACCCTCTTTTAGCCATTACTTGTGCCTTTTTTGTATTTTAAAGTTAGCATATAATGAAGCCCCTTTATGTTTTTTAAATTTACCACTATGTTTCATCAAAGTAAATTTACCACCTTTCTTTTTCATAAAATGATAACCTCTTGGAGCTTTGACTTTCATTTCTTTTTCTTACCTTTTTTCTTTTTTTTCTTTCCCTTGTGATAAGGCATGGATCCTCCCAATGTTTGATCTGTTCATCTAATGCTATTTTAGACTACAAAAACTGTTCGCACTTCATCAAAGCTCTACGCCAATATGTTTTGGCACTGCTAACAGAAATATCAAGCCCCTGAGCAATGTGGGGGAATGTCATCATTTTGAGGCGAAGTTTAAATACTTGTCTTTCTCTTTCAGATAAAGTGTCGTATGCCTCATGCGCTGCAAGTTGCCATTTACGATCTTCTGGATCTATAAGACCACTAGAAAAAATATGAAGTTTCTCTACAAACTCAAGTCGGAGATCTTGACTATCTGTAAGCATCTCTGCATTCTTGTCTGTAAGCATTTCCCAATCACTCATCTGTAAACAATCCTTTTACAAGCATACTGAAAATTTTAAGAGTCACACCCGCACCCCCCCGATGCTTGTCCTTGGGTGTAAGGGGGTAAATGTTCGCCAATTATACATAATAGATATTATACGCAAAATGTTTAGAGGAGGTCAAGCAGTTTAGATCCATCGATTGACAAAGTGGCAGAAGTTGGGGGTTTATTTCCGCTTACTTCCCTTTTTATACATTTGGACATAGAAAAAATGTGATAAAACAAGCGCCCAGGATACCCAATAAAAATAAATCCCCCTTTTTTTTTATTTATTACTATATTTAATTATTATGAGATTATTTAACAAACTGAAAGAGAGATTAAAAATGAGAAGTATCATATTTAAAATAATGCTAAGGTTTTGCCAAGTTGTATTTGTAATTGGTTTAGTTGTAATACCATTTATTATGCAATTTAACCCGGAATTAAGAACCTTATTAAATGTATGGGTTCTATGTTTGTTTGGGTTCATTGGTGCTACTATGGGCTTTCAATGGGAAGAAGAAACCATTAAAGAAGATTACGATTATTTAACCATTAAATATAAAATATATAATGGGGAGATATTCAAATATAATGGGGAAGAGTATGAGGGCTTGGATTATGAACAACTAATTAAAGATGTCCAAGAAGAATTGCAAACCCTTTCAACGCATTTCATTAAAGATGAGGAGGGGGAAGATGAGTTATACTAATATTATGCAAGATGTTGCAACTAAATATGAAGAGGGCAAACATTTGACTTCTTGCTCTTGTCTTCATTATAAAGATGAAACCACTTGCAGTGATTGTGGCAGTATTAATGTTGAGTTTGATTATGAGGTTAAGTATGAAAGGGGAGGAAGTCACATAGAAGAATATTACTGCCTAGATTGTAAAAACACCGAAGAAATCAACTCTTATCAATCTTGTATATATGGACTTGCAGAAATCATCACAAGACACCAAAAAAGGTTTGATTATACAAGGTCTGGGGGTAATGGTTTATATGCCGAAATGTGCTTTAAAAATGAACTTGAATTACAAAATGTTGTATTAGATAAAGCGCACGATTTAATAAAATTCCCAGTAATTTACAATCTGAATGAAGATGATATAAACGAACTCAAATCCAATGTTGTGTTTGTCTTTGATGAATGGGCTAGTAAGCAAAATAAATGCCCCTCAGATTGCGATAATATGGAATATATCGAAACCATAATAGGTGGAGAGTTGGAGCATTGGGGTTGTGGTGATTGTAAAAACTCTTTTAATGTTTCAATAAACATTGAAAGAGATTTTAAAAATAAGGAGGTAAGAAAATAAATGCGAAATTGTCGCTTTTCTCGTCGATAAAATCAGATCGTTGGGAAAAGTGGCAATAACACCTATAAAGGCTATTCTGTCGGGTGTCTGATGAGCAGAGAATAGCCAAGATATTTGAAAATTAGATAACGACTGCGAAAGCAAAGGAGGTAGTTTATGACTATCATTAGTAAGCTATGTTATAGGCTTAAAAAAAGCCCTATGACATACAAACAAATGCAGAACTTCACTTATTACCAATCAAAGAAAGGGCAAGGGGTAGAGAACCCAAGGAAAGCCCCTAATGGGTGGTATACTACGAATTTGTGGAGTTTAAAGAATAAGGGCATAATATCGCAAAATAAAGAGGGGTTGTATTACTTAACTTTATTAGGCGATAAATATAAAAAAAACCCTTATGCGCTTACCCTAGAAAGGTTAAAAATAAAATACGATAACCTTGATAGAACTTACCAAAAAATCTACTTGAGATTATGGGAAGTAAAGCGAGAGAATGAGAAACTAAAAGAACAAATAACCCGAGCCTCTAAGATCCTTAAAGGCTTGGATTATGAAAGGAGCATTTAAATGACTAGGAAACACTTCATAGAAGTTGCAAAAATTCTAGGCGAAAATACTAAAAGCAATAATGAAAATATCATGCTTGACTTTTTAGTATTTCTGAAAAAACAAAATCCAAATTTTGATAAATATCGATTTTTGGATTATGTGCAAAATATCAGAGCCAAGAATATGGGCTAACACCCAAAGCAGATGAACCCAACGAAAGGGGGACAAATTTTTATTTGTTCCCCTTTTTTTTTGCCTAAAAACTGCCTTTTATGTGAGATCTTCTCTAATATTATTTTTCCCAGGGTTTTTTTTGATTTTATTAACAATAGATAATTTGTTCCTGGGACTACTGGTCATAAAACAAGATTTCAGTTCGGAAACATCCGCAGTATCAGTGTGCCACCCTAATAACTGAGAACATAGGGTTTTTTCATTTTGCTGCAAAGCAAAAGGACAAGTCATGTCTTCTTCTTCGCTATGTATGCACTCGTTAAAAAAATTTTCTTTAATCATTATACTATATCACAAAAAAGGCTACAACCCCCCATAACCCCCACCCCAGTATGTTTTTTACTGGTACTATTGGTACTAATAAGTGTTATTTATACCAATACTTACCATAACTGGAAACCGGGGGGGGATACCCCCCCTACCCCCCTGGGATCTAAATTTCTTGCACTTTGTAAAAGTATTGTTTACTTTTTAAGAGTAGAAAATTAATAACAAAATGAGGTGTTAAAAAATGAGTAGAAAAACCAAATTATGTCCTTTTAACGAAGTTCATGAAAATACAAAAAAGAAATATAAATTTACAAAATCTGCCCCAGTTATGATTGATAGGACTGACTTTGATTTTGAGGGTATATCTTTTAATTATGAAGAGTTAGAAGGTAGGTTTAACAAAACCGGTCGTAAATATAAAGATATTGCAATTTATATTAATAAAGAAGACTTGCAAAAAGTCTTAGATGAATATCATTATGATTATTTAATGGAGTGTACAAATGGTACAATATGGATTGATTTGTTGCATTTAGAAAAAGACCATAGCGATTACGATTTGTATAGAAGTTTAAAGAGTAGTGTTAAGGAGGTTAAGTAATGAGTAAAGAAAAAGATATAAGAGGTGTTCCATTTGTATTAAAAGTTCCAGTGAATTATCAATGGAACGATGAGGTTAAAAAATATGTATTAGAGTTTGATACAATGGATAATTACTTTATGGATGAAATTAAAAAACTTGATACAGAAATGGTTGTATTATCACAAGAAGTAAATGAAGATAGGGAGGTTAAGTAATGGCAGAAAAAGATAGTGTGTATTTAGAAGATAGTTATTATATCTTAAAAAATAAGGTAGAGAACCTAGAAAAAGATAATGAGGTATATAAAGATTTATTACTTCATTATAGAGATTACTTTAATAATTTTCATAGGTTCGTGTTAGAAGATGTTATAGGAAGTGGTCTATTAAGTGAAGAGGTTTGGGATGAGTTAATAGATGATCATCAGTCATTTGGTAGTATAGACTATTTTGCTATGCTTAGTCATATTGATAGTATAGAAAAAGAGAATGTGAAGTTTTTAACATTTCCATTTAGAAAGCATTCTCCCCACTTGAAGTCAAATGATTAATGCGAGAGAATTACTGGGAAATGCTCATTACCAGTTCATAAAGGGGATTGAGGGTGTATCCATAGATGAGTTTGGACTTGAGAGCCAAGATGAAACTCATATCTATATTACATCTCATATATCAGTTAAATCAGTTAGTAAGTCGTTAATAAGCGCCCTCAACCCCCGCACCTCCAAGATCCTGCACAAGGTGGTCAGAAGAGGATGATTCGTTGTATATTATTTGGGGTAGGGTTTTTTCTTCTATTGTATGGCTACTCAGAAGTCGCCCTACCCCCAAAAACCCCCCATACATTATGTCCAAGAAAAGATTTTACGAGCATATAGGGGCAATTTGAGGACATTTTTTTAAGCTGCAATGCAAAAATTTTACAAAAAACAACAAAAAGAGGTAGAAATGGAAAGAATAGATAAAACGATAGAAATATTAAAAGAACTCTTATATGAAGATAGAGAAAGTCTGTCCCCCCAAGGGCTAGATGAACAACTTGATAAGGCTATTACACACTTAAGAGTATTTAAAGAAGTAGATATGAAAGAGTTAATGTTCAGTTATTTTGATGCAAGAAATAATATTCTAAATAAACAGAAAGACATCAAAAAAGACTTATTAACTTTTTTAAATGAATATTTAAGTCAATCATTTTCATTAGAACATTTAGACGATTGTGCTAATGAATTAAAAAGTAAATATGAAAGTAAGGAGTAGATAATGGAAAGAATAAAAAATAGTCATTTGGAAAATCAGTTGGATCTGTTAAACGATTTTACCGGTAATCCAAAAGAAATGTTTGGAGATAATGGGTGCAACATCGGACACTTCACAATCGATCATAGTTATGGTGGAGTAAAACTGGAGCAGATAGTGAACTCCGGTGGGGGAGTTCGAGAAATCACAAATTATAGATTAACTAAAAGAGAGTTGTATTATGTTTTGCATAGTATGAACAATCTTTTAAGAAATAAAAGAGGTAGATAATGAAAGAGAAAAGAGTAGAAGAATTAAATAAACTAATTAATTCTTTAAGCAACGATGACTTATTCTTTATCATACAACAAGTTGAAAACAGAATTTGGATATTTGATGAAGAGGTAGGTAATTATAGAGATATTGAAAGTAGTTATGTTATTGGAGATAATGTTGTACTACAGATAGGAGGTCATAATGAGTGAGTTAATTTGTGGATGTGGAGATAGCCCCGCCTCTGAACCAATTTATGATGAGGGGTTAAAAGTATATTCTGCTTTATGTCGGACTTGTAAAGATTGGAGTGATTTTCAATTAGTAAAAGAAAGGGCAGATGAATACGATAAAGAAAACACATGGGAACACCTTGATAAGTTTGATAATACATACGAGGAGTCATAATGATTGAAATTTTAGGATCTATAATCGGGATTTATATTAGTTATAAAATAATAATGGACTTAGTTAAGTTCGTAAAGGAGCAAGATAATGAGTGATAAATTAGATAAAGTAATATCCGCAGCCTTCAAAGAGTTGTCTAACATTGATAAAAAAATATCTAGGCTAAAATTAATACTTGGTCATTTAGAAGAAGTATCAAAAAAACATAGAGATAATTCCTATGCCCAAGATCTTGATATGCCAATTCTGAAAGATGAAGAAAAGGAGTTATAAAATGTTAATTACTCGTGAACAATTCAGAGGCTATAAAGCGCTACAAGGTCAAGGACATTATAATATGTTTGACACTAGGGTTTTAAGGGTGTTGAAAATTACCCGAGAACAACATAAATTCATAATAGGAAATTATAGCAAATTAGATGAACATTTTAAAAAGGAGAAAAATGGCAAATTCGCATTCTACTTACGATAAAAAAGATAAAGAAATAAAAAATAAAAAAAGAGATACAAAGCCTTACCCCGGTTGGTGGATTTTTGTTAATGTTCCATGGAGAAAAAGAAAGACTTGGATTGATCAATATCGTAAACATGAATATGAAAATGACATATCTTGAATACATACAAAAGATAAAATCAGATAAATATAAAATTTATGTTCCTAAGATAGTTTGCAAGAGTTGTAGTTCTTTTGTGCCTGGAGATAGTCCTAAAATTTATGTCAATGAGTGTCATCAGTGTCCAAATACTTGTAATTCTTAATCAAGTAATGTCCATGAGATACTCTTTCAAATAGTCCAAATTCTATTAATCTATTGATCCATGCGTAGGTAGTTTTAGGATTTCGACCTAATTCTCCCTCTATGTAAGCCTTTATTTGTTCAATATTTAATATTGCAGGGTATTTTTTAGAATTAATTGTTTGTGCAGTTGCATAAGATTTTAGGTGTTTAAATGCTTGAAACTCTGGTTTCTTCTTGATGTCTACATAGTGAACACTTTCATTTTCTATTGCATTTAGTTTTTCAAAGTGTAGTGTGTCTTCATCAAACTCCATGCAAAAAGGAACATTCAAAATGTCTGCTTGCTGCGATCTACATTTTGTAAGTTTAAATATTTTTAAGTCATGCGCTAGATTAGATTGTGCGACTTGTATAGAATTAGAAACAAAGTCAGTAAAGGATTTACCCCCCCTGATCATATCTTTATTTAAAGTTTTGGTTTCTTGTGTCATTTTGGTATGATGATTAATCAACATTATGCCGATGTCATATTTATTTTTTATTAAAGCTATTTTACTAAGCAGCTTTGCTAGTTCTTGATTGTTCTGCACATCTTTTTCAGTGGATGTGTATAAGTTGTCTACGATCAGAACATCATAGTCATTGCTTATTAATGATCCATCAATCATTGTCCAATTATCAACAAACACAGAATTTTCCCCAATTCCTTTAATATCTAAAAGCCCAGGGTTTTTTATTTTTGCATCCATATTATTGTACATAACTCTGAGCCTACTTCTTAATTCTTGATTTGATAACTCAAATTGTACTAACAACACTTTGTAAGGTTTATTAACTTTAAAGCCTAAAAACTCTGTACCAGTTGCACAAGCCAGTGCAAACTGTAAAGCTAAAAAAGATTTACCAACCCCATCGGATCCTGCAATAGTTGTTACACCACCTCTGGTCATAACCTTATCTACTATAATTTCTTGTTCATCTTCTTCATTATCTAAAAAGTCGCCTATAGTAAAAATATCTAGTTTTTCACGAAGATCATATTTTTTGCAGTTTGCTATAGCCTCTTTAATCTGTTCCTCAGTAGCATCGGTTGCATCAAAGCCCTCGGGTACATCCCCCCATTCTGCTATATAAACATTTGGTATTTTTTGTAAAGCTAATTCATAAGCAAGTTGCTCCGCCCCAGTTATTCCAGGCTCATCGTTATCATATAAAATTAATACTTTTTCAAAGTCTTTAAGTTCTTCTACAGTAGGATGTGATTTAGCGCCAGTAGTTGAGGTAATAGTCCCCCCACGAATGGACTCTATACTTAAGAAATCTTTCTCTCCCTCAGTTATAACAAGTAAGGGAGTTTGTTTTTTTATATTTGCTGCCGGAAACCACCTAGACTTTGTATTTCCATACTGTTTACCTTTATGCCATTTAATAAAGTCAATATCTCCATCTACATCACGATCATAAAAAACCCAGTTACTGGTATGCCAATCCCAACAAACATTCTTTAAAGCAACTTCTTTTTTCCAATGATGTGGCTTTTCAAGTGTGTCCCAGTTCTCTTCAGTGTATTTTATGTACCCTAATACTAATCCTACTTGTTCATTAAATTTTTTATCTTTTTTGAATTTTTTTTGTTGCGAGAATGCCCCTACAATCGATTTTCTTGTTTCTTTTGGTATGATTGCATTGCTATCTGTAGAAAATCCATTAGAAGATACTTTTTCGGACAATTCTTTAAAATTACCCCTCTGATTGCAAGAAAAGCATAAATAATAGCCATTTTGATCATGAATTGATAAACTGGGACTTTTATCATCATGAAAAGGACAACTAACTATATAATTGTCGCCACTTTTTTTGACTTTATCAAAATTTTCTCTAACAAACTTTTCAACTTTGTTCATAATCATAAATCTCTCTTAGTCTTCTTCCAATAATATATGGGATTTGAGGTAATACTCCATTTCCAAGTCCTTTGATTCTATCCTTATATCTGTCCAACACAAGGGAATCCCCATTAGCCACTCTACCCACATCGGGTTCATCTTCAAGGATTTGAAATTTTGGGACTTTGAAAGCTCTAGGTAATTCACTACATCTTGAAGCCTCGCCCCATAAGTCGAGTTTGGCTTGTTTTTCTTCCTCAAAATAAACCCCCCCGACTGATTCCTCTCCACTCTTTTTGGTTGAGGCGACTGTATGTTTGAAGCTACTGGAGTCGGGTACTTGGTAATCTTTTCCTCCTGATCCTTGAATATCTTTCTTGGTAAAGTTCGATACTTGTAATGAGCTGTCCCCTCTGTGTCTTTCCAGTCCCTGGACAGAGGTGTCGGAAACATATTTAGGTAATTCGGAAGTTTTACCCCCCTCCAGTTGCCTTTCTTCATTTCTTTTTTCATTAGATTTCTCTCCAGGTCTAGTGGAAAACTCGCATCCAGTGCGCATGGAGTAGGTATTCTTCGTTGGGTAGGCGATAATCCAGAGCCTCTTGCGTAAGTGTCTTGCACCAACACTGGCTGCTGATATAATTTGCCATTCTGCATCATACCCGATTTCGGCAAGATCGCTAAGGACTCTTGTTCCTCCCCTTTTTGTGAGCAACTGGACATTTTCAATAAGTGCGAATCTTGGTCGTAATTCGCTAATAATTCTGTGCATTTCAAACCAAAGACCTGACCTTTTTCCATCTAAACCCTCTCCTCTACCAGCAACACTAATATCTTGACAAGGAAATCCCCCCGATATTATATCTACTGGTTCTAAGTTATGTTTTCCAATAGTTTCTACATTGTCATATTGTGTAGCACCTGGAAATCGTTTTTTTAATAAATCTCTACACCACTCATCAATCTCGCAGTTCCATACAGTTTCAATGCCTGCCATTTCAAATCCTAGGTCAATCCCCCCAATACCGCTAAACAATGAGCCATGTTTCATTTTCTTGTTTCCTCTAACTCAAACACGACCTGATCTATAAAAGCGCTCCACAACTCTCCACTATATTCTTGTTGTGTTTTGTTAATTGCTTTTTCTATTTCTTTTTTTTCAAAAAGATGCTCCTTATCAATCATTGCAAGAGCATCCTTTATCTCTGTAATAGTAACTGTAGCTACTATATGTTTAGTGATTCGGTTCTTCATTGCTCTTTAAATCTGCTAAGTTTAAAATACATTCAAATACTTTCCAACCCCAGTCTAACTTGCTAAGTGGAATAGCATGATCTTCAAATCCTTGACCAGTTTTGTCTAACCTAAGCAATCTACCCCCCTCAATCTTATTGCCAGTCTGCTTTTCATACATATATTTATAAGCAGCTAACTGAACAATAAACTCGGAGTAAAGCCCTTTAGAAGATTTTAAATCTCCAATATATAGCTTACCATCAATCTCTAAAATTAAATCACAAGTCCCCCCCACTCTTAGGTCATCATCAATTAATTTAATTTCAGACTCTATATACTTAGGTTTAAACTGTGCATCCCATTCCTTAAAAGCATCAAAACAAAGTTCTGCTGCTTTAATTTGATTTTTTGAATAGTCATCTAAATCAGTCTTTTCTTCTTTAATAAAATTTTCACATAGTAAGTGTGCTAGTGTTCCAATTTCTGCTGCCTCATTCATTACCTTAGTAGGATCATTGCCTTGCATTCCTTGAGATCTAGCCCAGTTTACTAATATTTGTTTATTCCAACCTAGATGTGCATTAATTAAAGTAGTAACACTTTTAACTCGTTTTCCATCTGATGTTTTATATGCGGTGTGTGCTTTAGTCTTCATAAAACTCCTTTATCATTATTTTTGAAATCTTTCTTGCTTTTTTTATAAATAAATCGTCTGTTGTTTCTACTAACTCTTTAATAATATTTGCTACACTCTTCTTGTTATAATCACTTGCAACTTTAAGTGTATGATATGTTTCTGGATACAATCTTATTCTATGTTTAGCAGATAATGCTTTGTTTTTATGTCTTTGATTAAAATTAGGTTTTAGCTTTTTAATTAATCTATATTCTAATTGCTTTGCTTTATCGACACTTAAGTATCTGACTTTGACATAACTCCAAGATAGCTCATGTTTTAACAATCTATCAAAGATATTGTTTGAATATCCTATGTATTTTAAGTCTTTTCTACCAGTGTACATAGCGTAAACACCTGAAGACCTTTTTATCTGATCTATATCTCTTTCAGTTCGCCAGTTCATTTACCCCAGATCTCTCGTTTAACTAGCAATGAAATAATTGCATAGTTAGCTAAATCAATATAAGAGTCTTCTAAGGGTTCAAACTCTACTTCATCATCATTAAAATCTTTCTTTAGAATATTTTGTATTCTTTGAATTTTATCATTCATTCTAAACCAAACACCTAGCAATGCCATTTTACGATCCTTTTCATCAGTCATATCTCCCCCCAATGATATATTATCCGGACCATACATAGCTTGTTTAGCTAAAAAAATACTAAACAAAGTGTTTGTAACTTTTTCAAAGTTTTCTACTGTTATAGGTAAATCTTCTTTTACTTTTTTTATTTTATCCATTAATCTGTGCTTATTGTATTTGCTCGTATAAACTTTATAAACTTTTCTAATGACTCCTCAGTAAAACAATAATATCTTCTACCCCTATCTCTTCTAGTCATTAATATATCTGAATTAGTCTGTAAAAACCATTTAGGTAATTCTCTTCTTCTTTTGCATTGTACAATAAATTTATCTCTTAAAAAAGACATCCTTACATCACAATCAGTAGCTTCGCCTAAAGAGCGCCCATCAGATGAGAACGCTCTTTCGACATTTGGAGAAAACTCTGCAAAAACATCTTCCAATGCTTTTACAGATTCATATTCAAATTGATTACCTTTTCTCTTTGACTTACTCGTCATCTGTTGCACCAAACAACTCGTCTACTTGTTGATTTAATAAATTAGTTTCTAATTTACTTAAAACAGATAACACTACCTTAGATCTATTAAGCAACTCTTGCTCAGTAAAACTGCCTGGAGCAATGCTCCAACCAGCAACTTTAACTGCCACACCTGCTACAATAGATGCTTCTCTCTGAGAAAAGCTTCTAGTATCAGTAGATCCACTAGTTGCAGTAGTAGCTGCAACATTTGAAGTAGTAGTAGGAGCATCCCCCGCTACTAATTCTACTTTATGATAAACACCTTTTGCATTTTCGTGTTTAACTTTACCAAACTTAAATGACTCATCTCTTTTTAAACTATCAAACATTGCTTTTTGATTGTCATTTGCAAAATAGATTACTTCTTTACCATCTACTTTTAATGAGTATTTATACCAATTTCCATATTGACCAGTACCATTGCTATCTAAGCCAAGGAATACTGCATCAACAATTTGTCCATTGTTTAACTTTAATTGATCATTCATTTTTACTCCTAATCACATTTACCAGACTTACACGAGTCACTGCCCCTAAGACTCTCGTCAGGTTTATTGTTTTTGGGCGAATATCCAGTTAGTATATCATATATCTGTACTAACAAGATAAATTCTTGATATTCATCAGTATGTATCGGATACTTTTCAATGCTTTCTTTAATATGTTTTATTAAGAATGTTGATTGTTCCGAATTTAATGTTGCTTTTTTCATAATGATATAGAAGAGGGGGGGAAAGGAAGTAGAGTAGAATGAGATAGCCCCCCTCCCCAACTAAAATAACTCCTTATATTCTTTTTCCAGAACAGAGCAAATCTTGTGCTTGTGATTTTCTTGAAAAGTTCTCTTTTCTTGCATCATTAGGGAAAGTAGGGAAACACTGATGTTTATTTTTCTAGCTAACCAGGATTTGCTTCGTTCTATTTTATTTAATTCTTTGGATAATTTTTGATATTTCATGCAATAAGAATAGTGATTGCACAAATCAATGTCAAGAAATCATTTACTTTCCTTGACCTCTTTTTTTCTTTTTGTAGTATTTTTTAGATATTTTACTACCGAATTTTGTATTGTGACTTTGACCTTGCCTCGTCTTTTTTGCCCCATTACTTTTTTTTGTTCTGTTTGCAAATAAAGTCTTTCTCATTTTTTATAAACTTTTTCTGCCCCAGCAATACCAAAAGATCCTAAAGTAACCCAAACAAAAGAATTATAGATATAGTCATTAACCATTAATTCAATTCCTATAATTCCCATAATTAAGTCTACCATACCGAACACACACATTAGTGCAAACGATAAGAATCCTATAATATTTTTTTCATTAACTTCATTTTCATCTTTAAATATAGACCACATATTGTCCCCCTTTTATAATTCTTCTTCAATAGTAAATGATATAGAGTATGCACCAGAAGCTATCTGTTGAAACTTTAAATCATCTTTTGTAAATCTTACAGTGAAGTGATCAGTACCTAATGTTCCAGTAAAATCATTATCTTCACTAAATAAGAATGTTTCATAAGTTCCATCTACTGCATCGTGTAAGTTCTGCAGTTTTGTTCTGTCTGCTTCAGATAAGTAACTGTATTTTAAACCCCAAGACTTTCTTAGATCATGTTTCTTAACTGAATATTTTTTACCACTATATGATTTATTAATGACAACATCATAGTTTCTACCATAGCTTATATTTACATCTACATTTGTAGTTGGAGTATAGCTAGTAGATCCTTTTTTAAATCCTGCTTGTGTTATAGCCATTATATTTCCCTCATTTGTATTTTTGTAGATCCTATCGTTCTAGCAACAGATGTAACAAAGAATTTTTTCCCATTAAAAGATTCTCCAAAAGGTGCAGCTATCTGACTTGTATGACTCATAGCTATTACATCTCCTACATCTATATCAAAATGTGATGGATTTACAATCTCTGTTTCTATTAAAATTTTTGGCACTCCTTGTAAGGCATTATAATAATTTGCATATCCATCATTCTTATTACCCGCCCCCATATTTGTGCTAGTAATTGTCTTTCCCTCTTGTCCATTCACTATGTTACCAGACAAGATTTCTAAATCTTCTGTTATAATGTTTTCATTGCTTTGCACATTATAACTGGTTCGGGGATTGTTAGTAGTGTCTACACATTCTACCTCAAATAATAGTTCATCATTTATAGGATTTCGTTGATGCTTAATAATTCTTTTTGTCTTTAAAGAGTCAAAATCAGTGATAGATATTTTTGTGTTTTTTATATCATCTTTTGTTAAAGTTTTAGATGCAGAAGAAGAGTTTGCAATAAATATATATTGAGGAGAATTATCACTAGCTCTAAACCTAAAGATGAATCCGCCCTCTTTTTGGCATTGATCTAATATATCAATTAATGTCATTTCTTCATTTAAATAATAATAAACATTCCAACCGCTTCTAGCAGAGTCTAAAGCAGAGTAGTTTACTGGTGCAGAAGTAATACCAGCAAATCTATGTAATAAATCTCTGTGCATTTGTACTATATTTGTTACACTTGTACCCGCAGAAAATGCCTGATCTAATCCATCAGCAGGGGTATATAGTTTGTCTATACCTTTAACAGCATTAGAATCAATCAAGTTTTGTATATCTTTGTCAGAGTCAGTAGCATCTATTTCTGCATTTACTTCTAAGTACATATCAAATACTTTAACAGTAAGACCATGTGTATCTCCACTACCTTGACCTATATTGCCAGATGAAATAGCAGAAAAGTTTAATATTACATTTTCTGGAACTCTGGATGTTGTACTTGAAAAATTGCTTGTGCTTAATAAATCTATTGTAATATTACCCGCACTTCCCATAACTGCTGTTTGGTCTGCTCCATTAACTACTTCGGCTGCAACTCCATTAATATATGCTTTATATTTAAATATCAAGCTTTCATCCCCCCCAGTAGGTTCATTAAAAGCTGTAATTTGATATTTAAATTTTAAGTTACATTTTTTAATAGAATGCTCTTCTCTGGGCAAGTCTTGCAAAACAAAACTTGCTCCAACAGCAAAATCATCACTTGCACTATGAGTAAGTGTAGCAAATGTTGAATCGCTTGTATCATAGGCATTTGCAATATTGCTTGTTGTAGAAAAAGTAGAAGAAGTTTCTACTGTTTGAGGTCTTATATAGTATCCTCTTTTTAAATTTAAGGGTGCAGTTAATATAGGCTTATTATTATTCTCTTCGCCCTCATATAAATTTATTGAGTTTTCTGTGCTATAAACATTGTTATCTAATAATAAAGGACAAAATAAAGGGAATCCATTGCTATCATACATATCTTTGATTGGATAATGCAATTTACCATCATCTACCCCAGTTGCCATTGCAACTGAGTATATATCTGCGCCATCTGCATGAGCTGCTAAAGTAGTTCCTGCGTATGCTCTTATTACTGTTATAGAAACAAATGTTGATGGAACAAAAGCAGATGCTGTTATTAGCATTTTTTCACTATCTATTTGTAGAACTTTCCCTGGCTCAAATGCAGTAGGTATAGTTCCATTTATAATTTGAAATGTATTATCGGTAACATCTGCTAACAATGATTGGTCACCAACTCCATCGGTATTAAATCCAGTATCAGTAGAACTTCCTGCACTTATTTCTTGAAAGGCTAAACAGTTAAACTGTTCATTGTTTAAACTATCAACTTCTAATGGAAAACATCTTGCGCTATCAATAAATCCTGGAATAGATATAGTTGAAACCTCAGATGTACCAGATCCATAAGCTATAGGAAAAAATTTACCAGACTTGCTTGTAAATTTAGGAATCTTCACAAAATCAATAGGTGTTTTTGCTGTGATAGTTAAAGTGACTGTTTCATCGTTATTAATTGAAGCAGACTTTAATCTACCAGTATAAATAAGGGTATCTGATACAGAATTAATTCTTGATTTAATAGTAACATCTCTATTTATATAGTGAGCGCTCCCCCCAAATATTTCTGCAGACAGCTTAGGATCTCCACTAATATTATTCATTGTATTGTTTTGGCAAGTTAATGTAACATTGCTTACAGTTGATTTAGATTCTGCTAGGTCAATACTTTCTCTTATAGTAGGTCTATTTATGATATATCCATGATAGCCACTGGAGTCAGTATTACCAAATTCTTTAGTAGCTAATCTAATATATCCAGATGCACTATTAGATATTTCTACGATGTAGTGTTCGTCTAATGCCATTATGCAAGATTTCTCCTAATCGATCTGTCAATTTCTGGTAACAAGCTATCTCTTACAAATTCTTCTGTTCCGATAATATTACCCATAATATTAACAGTAACTCCACTACTTTGAGGACCATCAAAATTAGGACTGCTTAGAGGAGTAATATCTACACGCTCTGCACCCCCGGGATTATCCCCAACTATAATTTGTTGTGGTCCATCAGTAACAAAAGATCCTCCACGAGCAAATGCAGGTGGTTTTTGTGAGCCAATAAGACCGGCTTGAATAGCAGATGATATTTTAAGACTAGTAATTAATGAAGCCATTTTAGCAGCAGTTCCAGGAACTTTTGCCATAATTAAAGGTTTAGCTGCAGCTTCTATGTCAAATATAGCTCGGTTTAATGTCATATAGACTTGAGCAATTTGCATCATTTGTTGCGCCCTAAAAGCCATTCGTTGTTGGTCTGCAAATTTTGCCTTTATATCATTTTCCATATTTTCACGCTCTTCAGTAGATGCGTTTCTAAACTTATCAGTTTTCTTTAATGCTTTTAATTCCTGATCCATATTGGATTTAACAAGAGATGAAAATCTTTGCTCAATTTGAGTAAACATTTGCATATAGCTATCTTGAACCATAAGATTAAATGATCGAGTCTGCTCTAGTAAAAGAGTTGCAGCTTCCTCATCAGATGATACAGAATCATTTTTCATTTGTGTTATTTTATCTTCTGATTCTTGTATGATTTCTTGTCTTTTCTTTTGGAAGTTTTCTTCTATTTCTAGTCTTGCCTGAGTTCTTAAACTTTCATCAAGAAGATTTAGCTTCCCTATTGCCTCCATCTCTTTAACTCTTAATTGTTCTAATTTTAAGTTCTTAGAAGATAAATTTTTTCTAATCTCAGACATCTGCTCTTCATTATCTCTAAAAGCATCAAATCTACTATTTTCTACATCTTTTAATGTCTTCCCTTGGGCAGCTCTTTTTATAAGGTTTTCTGATTGAATCTTATTTAATGATATTTCAAATTTTTCTCTACTTTTTTCTATATCTGCTAATTCTTTAAGCTCTTCTTTTCTTTCAACTATAAGTTTTATTAGTCGCATTTCTTTTGCGCTTAAATCTCTTCCTAACTTAACAGATAACTTTTCTGCCTCAGATGTAGCATTTAACATATCTAGTTGTTTTTGCATTTCTACTACATTTTTTGCTATATCTTCGTTGAGCTTATCTATGCTTTTAAGTTCTCTAGCTTTCTCTAGTTCTTCAATATATTCTTCTACTGATTTTCCAGTAGATTGCATTTGATCACTTTGTAAAGCCATTATTTCTACGATTGATTTATGTGCTACAAATAAAGAAGCAAGAGCTGCAGCTACAAATATATAAGGATTTGCAGATATTGCTGCATTAAAGGCTACTGCTGCGGGAGCTGCAGCATAGAAAGCAGTTGCTAAAGCTCCTACTCCAAATCCTGCAGTACCGGCTGCTACTGCTAAACCACTAAACACTGCTGCAACTTTTAGTGCTATAAAGGTAGCAACTGCAATGCCTAAAAGTTTCATTGCTGCAGTAAGCATAACAATTTGTTCTGCCTGTATAGAATTGAAAAAGTCAGTCATTACTTTAACAAGTTTCCTAAATGATGGCGCTAATTCTTCCCCTACCCTAGCTCTAAATCTAAATACTGCATCTTCTAAATTAGATACAGACTGATTAATAGTACCCTCTAAATTAGTAATACCATTAGCTATAGATCCATCTTTATCAGTGAATGCTTTAATCATAGCTATTTGAAAATCTTCTAAGCTATCTAGTTGTAAATTTTCTAATTCCGCAAAGTCACGAATTAATTTTAAAATACCTTTTTCTCTAAATACATCGGCTGCACCTTGCCCCCCCGCAAACGCTCTACCAAAAGCAGAGGCAGCATAAGGTATGCTTTCCCCCATGAAAGCTGCTACATTAGCCAATGTGGGGATTAGAGCCTCAGCATCTGCTCCAAATGCTTCTAAAGCCACACCCCCCTCAACAACTTCTTGTACTGTAAAAGGAGTTCTAGCAGCAATGTCCATAAATCCTGCCATTTGTAATTTAGCAGTTTCCGAGCTACCAGATAATGATTTTAATCTAGCTTCAAATGTTTCTAATTGGGCAGTGGCTTGTACAAACCCTCCTAAAGTTCTCCTTAAACCCTCTGTTGCAAATGCAACCAAAAGCATATTATTTCTAACTTGTCCTAGGCTTCTTCTAAGTCCCTCTGTTTCAAGCCTTAATCTTCCTACATTCTTCTTGCCTTTTTCTCCAACATTTTTAAAGCCAACTTCAATATCTTTTAAGGCTTTTTTTGCTTTATCAGCATCCTTGACATCTATTTGTATTATTAATTTTTCAGGTTTTGTTGCCATGATCTTTTTTCGATTTATATATTTCGCATTGTGTTTGCTCTCTATCTATGGTGCGAAAGATGACTAAACGATCATTTTCTTCGTTGTGTAAGTCATTTGTTAAAGGAATATTAAATGATTTTATATAATAAAATTCTTCTATGTATCCAAGAATGTCATAATCATAGAAAAAAACAGGATTACAAAAATGGGGCAAATAAACAAATAAATTGTTACCTGGAGTGAACTTATTGCTAGGATCCATATCATAGATACGATCAACTTCTTTCCATATCTCCTCTATATTATATAATATTTTTTTACCTAGTGTAGGAGAAAATGCGTAATAGTAATCGCTATTATTTTTTAGTATAGGAAAGTTAGATTCTGGATAGCCAAAGTAGTTAAACCAAGTAACTATTCTGACTTTTTGGTCTTTTTTTTACTACTGCTTTTATAGTGTTGGTAAATTTCAGAGCCTACATCATCAATCTCATTGTCATCTAACCCCTCTAACTTTTGTTCTGGAGTTATCAATGCTTTCTTTATAACCCAATCAATCATTTCAACATATTTACCAAAGTCCATTTCGCCACCAATGTTTGCAGCATCAATTTCTAACTTGTGTAATTGTCTTCTTTCAGAAAAGGTTAGTGGCTTGATCTCAAATTCGCCATGCTTTGTTTTTAATTTAACTAATTGCATTTGTAATAATAGCTATAGTGTGTACTAATTACAACTATATTTTAATAGATAATGCTGCTTTGTCATGCCCACTTGCAGATGGATCTGCAAGACCTTTTAATGAAACATCAACCATCATAGCTGCAGATTCATTAAATGCAAAGTTTGTTAAAATTGCACTTGGTATTTCAAAAGCAAATTTACCATCAGTACAAGTTTCTATGGCTACATTATCTCCAATAGTTGTTAACAGTCCCTCAGCAGTTTGACCGCCACCAAATTGACTATCTAGTTCTAGTGAATTTGAATCATATTTCATTGTAATGTCACTATTAACAGTGATTTCTGGAATAGCCCTAGAAACAATTTCAAAGTCATTTCCAGAAAATCCATGGAAATTAGCAGGATTTTCAATAGATAATGAAACAGACTGAATTAAGTTATCATCAGTTGCAGCAACTTTTCTTACAGTTGAATCTCCTAATGAATAGTAGTTAGCAGTATAATCTGTCGCTAAAGCAGCAGTAGCATCAAAGTTTGCACTCTTACCAGATTGCATAGATGCTTCAAATTTATATCTTCCAGCTTCTTCTCCCATATCTGCAGATATTGTTAGACTAGTAAATACCATACCTGGAATTGTTATAGATTTACCAGAAGTTGGAGAAATTACTGCTACTGTATAAGTAAATGCTCTATCCCCACTTGTTGTGCCATAGACAATCTCTCCTGGAGAGTAAGTGTCTAAAATTTGAAATAATTCATTTGCTCCACCGGCATCTGAACTAGCGCTACCAATTACACCCTCAATAAGGTATGGGGCTATCTGTGTATCTAATACTCCCGAAAAACTAATTTCTTTTACTGTTTGTGCTTTTGATAAAAACACATCAATATCTTGTGCTACTCTACCTGAATGTGATCTTACATCTAAAACTTGTGTTGGATTTAGAGTTGGAAAACTAACAGAATCGACATTTACCCCTATTAAAGCATCAACTTTCACTGTGCCACAAGTAGTTTCTTGTCCTATTCCTAGTTCAAATTCTTTTGGTGAAAAGGCATTTCCTGAAATTGCCATCTTACTTCTCCTTTATTGACTTTTCTTTTTCTATAAAAGGCTTTACCATTTTTGGTAATTTATCCAATTCTACTTCTTTACCTGCATTTAGACTGTTCCAGTCTTCTTTAGATAAACCACTGAAACTATTATCTCTTGGTACTGATTGCCCTTTTTTTAATTTTATTTTCATATCTATATACTCCTTAAAAGGTTTACGAGGTTACTGCTTTTTCTATGTTAGCATCTATGTTAAAGTCAAAAATATAATAATTTTTTGATTCTTCTACATTAATAGAAACATTATTTACATTTAAATCATGATAGTTATATAAGTCATCTTGATTTTTTCTAACATTAAAATTCTCTCCATCTGCTAGAATAAATCTATTATTGTCTGCTGTAAAAAACTTCTTAGAAGACAATAATTGATTTCTGTAACTAAAAAGTAATTGTCTTAATCTTTCTGCATTTCTTAGCCCCATATCGAAACCTTTATTTCTTTTTCTAGGATAAAAGTTTTTAATATAAAACTGTAAGCTAACGCTATAGTTTCTATCTGATGAAGATCTTCTAATCTCATTTAAATCGTCTGAAACTTTATTCATTTTAAAAAACATAGATTTTGTTGTACTGTCATTTGCTTGATATACAGGGACTCCTGGAAATTCACTTCTTAGTATGTCTTCTATACTATTATTAATATCTATACTATATCTTTTTCTAAATGCCATTATTGTTCTATTATAAATGTTTGCATAGTCATAAATTCACACGAAAGTTCACATACTAAGTAGTTATCTTCATTTTCTTCTAGGTCTGGTTCATAATCAATACTGGAAACCAATCCATTAATCCATTTGGTGGATCCAGATATAGTATAATTAGAATTTTGCTCAATTAAAGCTCGTATTCTTTCTGCATATCTATTTTGAATTGATTTATTTTTATTGTGTTCTTGTAGCCCTTGCAAGGACTGATAAAGTCTAATTGCTACTTCAATTTTTCTTAATTTGCCTTGAGTAAAAGATTCTTCATCTACATCATCTGCTATCACAATATTTAAAAACATACTACCCCCCCTACTCATAAAAGGAAAATCATTATAAATGGGCAATTTATTAAACTCTGTTGAGATAATTTTTTTAAGACCATCCAATATATTATCTTTGTATATATTGGCAAATGTAATTGTCATCGAAATACCTGACGAGATTTGACACTAGCGACATCTTCTGCCATTCCGGACATAATGATCGAAAACTCATCGTTAGTCGTGTATACGCCCTCTGAGGCTCTAAAATACACCCCATACGCTAAAGGATCATACGCACCGGTAAGAACTTCATCTTCTATGACTAAATTTCTTCTTAAACCAGTATCATCTTTGGTGTATACTGAATATTTTACAGTAGAGGCACTACCTGGAGATAATGTCCCCCCGGATGTAATAACTAATCTTACATCATCCCAAGTTACATTAGGATGCCCTTTTGTATCCATAATAGAACCAGTAGAGCTACCATCATAATTTATAAAATGTATAACTCCATTTTGGAATCTTTCTGAGCTTTCATTAAATAATTGAAATTCTCCTCTTTTAATTCTGTCTAATAAACCCTCATTGTTTTCGTTCATGATTCTGAACTCAATCTCATTTGCTTTTTCTACATCAAGAGTTCTTACTAATTCTGCTACTGCTAAGGCAGCATTGCAATATATAACAACATAGTCATATTCTCTTGCATTAGCTCCTTGCAAAGCAGAGTTTTTAATTTTATAAATAGGTCTATTTAAATAAGAACGAATAAAATCTGCTTTTTCTTTTACTACTCTAGTTTTTATTGTTTCCCAGTCTTCAGAAGCCTCTACAACTAAATCGTTAGGAGAAGTTGAGCTTTTAAGATATACTGCATCTGCAGCACTGTCATAATAATATTTATTGTTTGCATCTACTGCCCCAACTGATCCTACAGAAGTTCCCTCTAATCCATCTATATATAATTGTGAAACATATCCTGCATCATGTGATACATATACAGATCCACTATGAACAACAAAATTTTGTAATAGTCTTTTTCTATCAAAATTATCTACATCTGGCAAGATCATTGCCAAGTCTGTTGTGGTATTACAAAATGCCTCGTATCTACTCATGCTACTCCTGCCTCATCATCTGTACAAATAATTTGTTCATCTTCTTTTTGAAAAAGTTTTAGTTTATCTATAGTATTTAACATATCGAATAATAAGAATGAAAATTCTAAAGAGTTTTCTTTTTCTAAAACATCTAACTTGCAGAGCTTTTCTTTTTGCTCTTTTAGTTCTTTAATATTCTGATTGTTTTCCTTTAACATACTATAAATTACCCTTTTGGGCGACATCTACTGTTTCTAAGAAGTGTTTTACTGTTCCCTTACCTCCAGCATTATAAAACTGTTTCCAGTATGCTGCCATCCCATCTGTATCTTTTGGCAATGGGTGCGGAACTCTATAATATTTTAATCTGCAAAGTAAAATTCCTAACCCTATATTTTCTTCTAACAACTCTTCCATAAGCTCTTCAGTAGGATAAAGAAGTAAATCTTCTTCTAAATTAAGTGTTTTAGCATAATGCTTAGCTTCTGTTCTTCTAAAGGCTAGATAATTCACACAAATATCCCAAGCAGTGAAAGGTTCTACTTGAAAAAATCCTCTTGCAGGACCACCGACTTGTTGTATGTATTTATATTTTGATTCTACTAATCCGGTCAAGAATACTAACTCTGATGCTTCCTCGGAATATAAACCGGCTTTCTTTAGAACTTTATCTACAAGTTCTTTCATTTGTTTTAATCGTTGTTTCATGTCGATTTCTTTACTTTCTCGAATGAACGCATACCCCCCAAACCGAGCATCCCTGCCAGTATAGTTGTCAATGTACTCATATCGAACTGTGGTAGATCCATTGGGTGTCCAAATGAGAATAATAAGAAAGTAAAAAATGGTTGTAAGACGAAGTGATAACATAATGCTACTCCGCAAGTCCAACCAATGAAAGGTCGCCAACCGGCAACAAATAAACTTGTATGACCGGCTTCAACCTTATTAACTTCAAGTTGAGCTTTATTAACTTCTGCAAGAAGTTGAGCTTTCTCTTCTTTATCAAGAGTAAATCTATCAACATTGTCTGCGACCTTATCAATTATTCCTGCTATAACATTAAGTTTTGGCATCCTTTTTTCCTTTTTGTACACTTTCCAGTGCTTGTACAACCCCTTGCTTATTAGCAATCTGCATTCTTATCTCTGCAAGAGAAGATTGCAACATCTGAATTTGCTCAGATGTTTGATTGTGTTGTTCTACTAGTGATTCTAATTCTGTTTTTTGTTCTTCAAGTTTCATAGTTTTCCTCAATTAATTAATATTTTGTAATATTAACAAATACATTAATTAAACTCAACCTTAGATTTGTAAGATTTATTGTTTTCTGACTTCTTTCCTTATATCTTCCATAATAGTCCTTTCATCAAAACTCATACTGATACCAGGTTCAAAGCGTTTAACTTCTTTACCCTCTTTTAATACAATAATAGTAGGAACTATTGCAATGTTCCATTCTTTAGCTATTACAGCACCTATATTTTTATTTTCAATATCTATTTCTGCGATATAGCACAATTTATCTAATTGTTCTATGCGTACTCTGTTTTGATAATTCCACGATGCGTTTACTTGCACTACTGCACAATTCTGCACATTAAGCAACTGCACATCCTGGAAACTATCCAAAGATACTGATTGCGAATATAGCGATGATGTAGATAACCCAAGCACCAACAGCCACATATTTATCATATTTTTCATAACCCTGCCTCATTAATTATTATTCATTTTTAGTAGAGTGTCATTAATACTTCTTGTGTCTTCTTTAATGTCATCTACTTTTTCTTCAAGCTTTTCTACTTTTTCTTCAGTATTCATAATGCTATTACGAATCATTTGGTCTTTTAGATCATACTCTGTTCTACTTACTGGTGGCTCAGGAAGCTCTTTAGCTTCTTGAATGTCAGCTTGTAGATTAAACCATAACCCAACTACCATAAAGATTGTAACACCAATACTTACTGCAGTTTCTAAACTTAATGTAAATTTTGTATTTTTATTAACTTCCATTTTTATCCCTTACCATTTCACTTTATTTGCCCAATATGCTGCGCTCATGCGCCCTTTTCTTATGTTTTTTGCGTTTCTTGCTTTAAAGGATCTTCTTCTAGCTTTTTGAGCAGCTGACCTTGGATTCTTTCCTGCACCTCTGACACCTTGTTGTCCAAACCTAATTAATTTTATTTTATTGCCTGATTTAGCCAACACAGCGTGTGACTTCTTCGGGTGCTTTGGGGTACGCTTAGGTTTATTATACCCACGAAATTTTATTCCTCTATATGTAACTGCCATATTACAATCCTGATAGCCTACAATTAATTTGTAAATCTGTATTACTAACGCCATTGTTAGTAAATGTTATTGTTCTATCCTCAGCAGTATTTAAATTTCCAGAGTCTGCTTTAACCTCTGCAAGTTTAAACCTTAAATACAAAGTGCCAGATGTAAATGAAATACCGCTAACAGTATTTCCATACCCACTACCACTATTTGCAGTTCCACTTGTGCCAGGATCTCCACTTGTTGAATATGCAAACTTTAGCTCTATATTACCATTGCTTGGCTGTTGGCAACTAACACTTGTAGTTCCACTACCGCCAGATAATGTAATGCTTTTAGCTCCAGACACAACTGAATCTACTGAAAAATCACTACCATCTAATGTATGCAAATTAAAGTCTGCTGGTACATTACTCCAAGAAGTAGTAGACGCACTATGATTATAACTATAAAACTCGCTCATGTTATGCGGAGCAGAACCATCTGGTCTATCTCCACTTGCATTGCCAGTATTAATAGTTGCAACAGTACCATCAGATAAATCTTCTAATGAACTATTCGCTGTGGATCCACTCCTACCAAACTCTCCATTAATATCACTAATGCTTATTTGTCCTGATGAGGTAAGTGTCATTACCTACCTCTCATAATACTAATTAGCTTAATTAAATACCCGATCATTATGCGTCTTTAATTTTTTTGTATTCTACTAATTCAGCTTCTACTTCTGCTAATCTTGCTTCAAGACTTGCTTTGTTTGCTTCTGCGTCTGCGATAGCTCCATCAAGTGGTTTTGACTCTTGAAAGTCTAATACTTCTACATCATTACCAGATGAATCTTGCATAGTTCTTGTATGCTTGATTTCAACTATTTTAGATGCTTCAACTGATTCTTGTGCTATTTCTGTAATTACTTTAGCCATTTTATTCTCCTAATTTAACTTTGAGTCCATTTATTTCTTCTTTTAATTCCTTTATTGACTCAATTAATAAAGGTACTAATTTTTCATATTTTACTGCCTTATATCCATCTTCTCTATCTTCAACGACTTCTGGCATTACCTCTTCTACCTCTTGTGCTACTACACCCACATCGTGTCCTTGATATGTTTCTTGTTTATCGTTCCAGTCAAATTCGTATCCAGATAGCTTAGAAATCTTATCTAAAGAATTTTTAATAGGTTTTAAGTTATCTTTTAATCTTTTATCAGACGAAGAATAAGCAATAACATCTGCTGTCGCACTAATGTTACCTTGCACTATTAATGGTTTATTCATAGTTACACTATTAACACCCCAAGTCTGCAACATAGCACCATTGGTAATATCTCTCATATATAATACATTTTCAGTAGCATTATTGTATTGAAGAAAGTTAGTATTTCCATTTGTAAATGTTACACCATAATTAACTGTCACTCCATTTGGAACATTCAATCCAGAAGAAGTAAGAACCATTCTATCTGTAGCATCTACTGTAAATCTATGTGCTGAAGGTTCAATAGAAATTCTATCATCATTGTTAGTAGTTCTTCTAATTTGGAAATCTGCAGAACCATGTCCAGATATAAAGCCACTTGCTACTTGCAAATCTCCTGTTACTACTAAACTTGCATTACCTCCGTCTGCTTGTTTAACATACAATGTTCCACCACTTGCAACAATACCCGTTGCTGCTCCGTAAGTGCTATTTGAACTACTATAAAAACCTCCACCTTGATTAGTACCAGCTTCGTAAGCAAAATAACTACCATCAATTAGTGTACTTACTTGTCCATTTTTTTCAACAAGTACAAACTCTCCACCATCGTGAGATAAACCAGCTACTCTTTCCCAACCATTGCTTGTTAAGTCACCTGCCCAACTACCTGTGCTTAATACTCCAGATGTACTATCTCCATAAAACACATTTCCATCTGTAGCTCTTATAGAACCATTAACATCAAGCTTATGTGCGGGAGTGCCAGTACCAATTCCAACCCTTTCATTACCAGCATCAACTCTAACCAAGTTAGTGTCTGTATCTCCCTCAATTCTTGTATCGCTATCGTGTCCACCCTCATTAATTGTTACACCATATTGTACTGTCATTGGAGAACTAAAATCAGTATTACCATAAATCTGATGATTACCAGAACCATCTATTTGGTATCTTGTAGTTTCATTTGTTCCAAATCTTAAAGAACGAGAACTTGAATTATGATATATGTGCATTGCATTTCCATCTAATGCTATTGCACCAGTATAACCATCACCCTCTACTTTAAATTGTCCAGCTGAACTACTTGACATAGATATATCAACAGCATCTTTAATGTGTAGTTTAGCAGTAGGACTTTCTATTCCAATTCCAATATCTCCACCACCCTCTATCATTAATAAAGCGTGACTACCTTGTGCTACTGAAGTATCGTGTGAAGCAGTTGATGTTTTTCTTGTTACAGCCCAAGCATCATTTGCATATAATGTTCCAGCAAAATATTCTATATCACTTGCTGCATCGTGATAAAATGTTCCTTGTCCACGATAACTTGCATCATCATCTGTTCCTTGGAATACAATTTGTCCTTGAGTATAACCATTACCTGCTCCATCTATATAAAGAGTAGTATTGCCTGATGATTTAATTTTTGCTACTCCAGCTACATGCAAGAGTTCTTCGGGAGAATTTGTACCTATACCGACTCTATCTGTACTTGCATCTACAAAGAATAGATTAGCATCAGTATCTCCCTCTACTTTAAAGTTGTAATCTCCACCACCTTCATTAATAACTAAAGCAGTTGAAGCTAATCTAAATCTGTCTACACCATTGTATGTAATTAATAATGGATTATTGCTTACATTGATTCTTGAATCTCCTGCAGGGTCGTGTGCATATAACTCTAAATCAGAATTTGCACCAATAATTAATTTTTGATTATCAGAAGATATTCTTATACTTCCATTAACTTCAAGCTTTTGTCCAGGTGA